GTATCCGCGATTCGTGCCGTCGGTACCTCGCCGAGCGGGCGAAGCCAGGCGAGCACGGCGTGTGGTGGGACGAGCAGCTCGCCGAGGACGCCAGAGCGTTCGCGCTGAAGTGCGGGCAGGGCGCGGAGGCTGGCGCGGGCCAGCCGCTCGTCTGGATGCCGTGGCAATGCATGGTCGCCATGGTCCTGCTCGCCCGTCGGCGCATGGTGGACGGCCGCAAGTCTGACACGCCAGCCACGAAGGCGCTGCTCTTGGCCGTCGCCCGTGGCAACGGGAAGACCGAGTTTGCGGCGAGCCTGCTCATGGCGGCCATGCGGGACGGCTCGACGCGCCTGGAGTTCGCGAGCGTCGCGCCGGATTCTCGCCTTGCCCAGAAGACGTTCGAGCGCATGGCGGTCATGTCCGAAACGCTCGGCGTCGCCGAGTGGAAATCGACGGGCGGCTCGACGCCGGCGCACCCTGGGCGCGTGAAGCACGGGAACAACCGGTACATATCGCTGCCATGCACCGACAAGGCGCTCGACGGGCTCACGACCCGCATGGTCATCGCCGACGAGGTCGCCCGCATGGAGAAGGCATTCGGCCGGCTGCTGACGGGGCTCGCCAAGTTCCCGACGTCGCAGCTTCTCGCCATCACGACGCCTGACCCCGAGCAGAAGACCCGGCCCATTTGGGGCTACTGGGACGCTTTAGAGCGGGCCATTGCCGACGGCACCCCGTACCCAGCGGGCTGGTGGCCGATGCTGTACGGGCTCGAACAGGATGACCAGGCGGCGGACCCGGCCGCTTGGCCGAAGGCGCACCCGGCGCTGAACGTCATCATCGACCCCGGCCAGCTCGAACTCTCGGCGCGGACGATGCTTGAGTCGGGCGACCCGGCGCAGATTGCCGAGTTCGAGACGCAGCTCGCGTGTCGGTACCACGAACTCGCCACGACCGACATCGACCTTGCCGTCCTTGAGCGGCAGATGCAGCCGTCGGACTGGACCCGGCTCCAGGGCGCACCGGCGGTCATCGGGCTTGACCTGTCCCGCGGCGGCTACGGGCCGCAGCTCGACCTCACGACGTTGTGCCTGATGGTCGTGGACGGCGGCGTGATCCGGGCGCGGAACGTGTCTTGGTGGGCCGGGACCGACATGGGGCGCGACGAGAAGCGGTGCAAGCAGCCGCTCGGTGCGTGGGTCGAACAGGGCTATCTCCGGCGGATGCCCGGCGAATGGCACGATATGACCATCGTGGAAGCAGAGATCGAGAACCTGATGCACCAATTCGGGGTTAGAAAGATCGGCGTTGACCCGCACCCGAGCCAGGCGAAGGACATCAAGCGGTGGATGGACAAGGGCTGGCCGATTGTCCCGGTGGATCAGTCGATCCGCACGATGGCACCGGCGTGGAAGCTCTGGGGCGACCTCCTGAAATCGAAGCAGCTGTTCTACGAGCCCGACCCGGTGCTTCGAGCGGCGCTGAACTCGGTGCGCCTGATCGCCGACAACGTCGGCAACATCCGCCCGGTCAAGGGACGCAGCTCCGGCAACACCGACGCCGTGGTCGCGGGAAACATGGCGGCGCTGCTCATGGAGCATCACCAAGTCCGCACGGCGACCGGATTGAGCGCATCAACTTGTCCGCTCGGATAGTCCGTGTTTACCGGAATTGGCCTTGACGATTTTGGGCACTTGTGTTCTATGCGACCGTGGGCCTCTTCTCACGGTTCTTCGGATTCAAGACGGGCATCGCGGTCTACACGCGACCCGAGCCGATCCTGTCGGGACCAGCCGATGGGATACCCGCAGTTCTGCGGGCGACGCAGCTGATTTCGGCCGACATCGCCAGGCTGACCGTCAACGTCTACGACAACGCCGGGCAGAAGCTGCCGGATCACCCGGTGGCAATGCTCCTCAACCGTGACGCCAGCCGGTGGCAGTCGGGCTATGAGTTCCGGCGCTACACGACCTCGACGGCGCTCATGCACGGCAACGGGCTGGCGCTCATCCGCCGCGGCTCGGACGGCTCGGTCGCCGAGCTCCAGCCGGTGCCCGCCGACGCCATGAGCTCGGAAATCGTGGACGAAGGCGTAATCTACCGCGTCGGCCAGACCGTGCTTTCGCAGGATCAGATCTTGCACATCGGCTGCTACCCCGATCACTTGAACCCGTGCTGGTTTCGCTCGCCGCTCGAAGCGGCCCGGTGGACGATGCAGCTCGCGGCCGACGAATCCGGCGCACACGCTGCGCTCGTCAAGACGGGCAGCATGGGGAAGGTCGCCATCACGCACCCCGGTGCCATGAGCGATCAGACCGTGCAGGCCATCCGCGACGCCTGGATGAACATGCACGCGACCGCGGACGGCGCGTCGCGCCCGCTCATCCTGCGCGAAGGGATGAAGGCCGAGAAGATCAGCCAGGAGACGTCGGGCACCATGCTCGAGTCGCGGCGGTTCTCGGTGCAGGAAATCGCCCGCGCCTTTGGCGTCCCGCCGGAAATGCTGTTCCAGCAGGGCGGCGGGGCGCTTTCGAGCCAGGCTGAAACGGCCCGCGCATACGCCGACGGGGCCATCGCCGCATGGGCGAGCGCGTGGGAGTCGGAGCTCACGCGCAAGCTCTGCGGTCCCGGTGAGACAGTCCGCATCGACACCACGCCGATCACGCGGGGCAATCTGCGCGACCAGGGAATGGCGTTCTCGAAGCTCGTGCTCGCTGGCGTGATGAGCCCGAACGACGCAAGGCATTACCTCGGGTTGCCTCCCGTCGAAGGGCTTGACACGCCAGCGGTCACGATGCCTGGCGGCGCGTCGGCAGCCACCGGGCCCGACAACGAGGAGGCCGAGGATGCTTGAGGTCCGTACGACGAGCTTCGAGCGCCAAGGCAACCGGATCGCCGGATACGCCGCGGTGTACGACGCACCGAGCCTGCCGTTGGTCGTTCGCAACGTCAACGGCGGCAAGCCGTTCACCGAGCGCGTCGCCCGCGGCGCGTTCGACCGGAGCCTCGCCGGGAACATCTCGCTGCTGGTCGGCCATGACCGGCGCGAGCTGCTCGCCAACACCAAGAGCCAGCGCCTGAAGCTCGCGAGCGATAGCCGCGGGCTTGCGTTCGACGTCGAGCTGCCCGAGACGCAGCGGGCGAAGGACGTCTACGCGCTGGTCGATTCGGGCGTCCTGTCCGAAATGTCGTTCGGTTTCATCGTTCGCTCGGACGCCTGGAAAGGCACCGAGCGCACCCTCGTAGACGTTGATCTACGCGAGGTGTCCATTGTCGAATCCGGCGCGTACCCGCAGACGGCCGCCGAAGCTCGCACCTACAGCCGGGCGCTCGCCCGGCTTCGTCTGCGGTACCGGAGCATCACGCTATGAAGCAGGCAGAAATCATCGAGCGCCGTAAGGCGATTGAAGCGGAAGTCAACGGCATTCTCGCGAATGACGAGATCAACGCCGAGCAGGAAGCCCGTGCGACCGAGCTGATGGACGAGCTCAAGGAGCTCAACCAGAAGCGGTCCGCGGCCGAGCTGCGCGAGAAGTTCGCCAGCCACACCGTGCTGGCCAAGGTCGGTCGCGAAACCCGCGAGCGCACCGAGGAATGGCGCGCCACGACGGAATACCGCGACCAGTGGCTGTCGTACATGCGCGGCGGCGCGGCTCCGGAACAGCGTGCGCTGATCTCGACCGCGTCGAGCAGCATCCTCATCCCGAAGATCTACGAAGAGGGCATCCTTAAGTACCTCGACGCGAGCACCGTGGTCCGCAACCTCGCAGACATCCGCACCGGCGTTCAGGGCTACACGACGCTCCGGTACAACACGCTGGCCACCGCCGACTACACCTCGGCATGGACCGAGCCGGATACTGGCACCGTGGCCACGACGAATACCGACCCGGCGTTCGCCGAGGTGCCGCTGGCGCCCAACCCGACGTTGCCGAAGGTCGAGATCAGCCAGCAGCTGATCCGGCAGTCCAACTTCGACATCGAGGCCGAAGTCGTTGAGCACATTCAGCGGCAGCTGGCTCGGAACCTCGAATGGGGCTACGTCGGCGGCACCGGCACGAACGCGCCCACGGGCATCTTCACCGTGAACGCCAACGTGAACATCGTGTCCACCACGGGCGTCACGAACACCCGCGCCGCAGCGGTTACGGCTGGCATCACGCTCGCGAAGCTGACCGAAATGCGCTACGAGAAGCTCCCCGCGGCGTACTGGGGCTCGGCGGCGTGGATTCTCCCGCAGGACTCGTACGCGAAGCTCGCGAGCCTGACGGCGAACAACGTGCCGCTGTTTGTGCCGTCGGCCGACGCAGGCGTTCGCACCGGCTCGCAGTTCACGCTGCTCGGCCTGCCCGTCTACGTCACCGAGTACACCCCGGTGCACGTCACGACGGGAACCACCGGGAAGAACTGCGTGGCCGTGCTCGGAAACATCTCGGAAGGCTTCTCCATCCGCGAATGGGGTGGCATCTCGATGATCCGCGACGAGTACAGCCTGTCGCAGAGCGCCCGCGTCCGTTTCCAGGGCATGATGTTCGCCAACAGCAACTTCACCCGCGTGAAGGCGCTCGTCCAGAACCAGACCACCAACGCCTGACGGTTCTTCTCCTCCCATCGGCAGGGGCGTCGGGCTGCACCCCCGACGCCCCTGCTTGAAGGAGCACGATGCCCCTGGACCTCGCCAAGTTCCGCGCCTGGGCTCGCATCCCTCACACCGAGGACGATCCCGCCATCGGCATCGCCTGGGAGGCTGCCGTGCGCGAGCTCGAGGAGCGCACCGGCTGGGTGGTCGATCCGGTCAGCCGCACGCAGTACGTCGGCGTGGAGCCAACGAACACGGAGAAGCTTGTACTTCTCTCCCGGCAGCCGGCGACGGCTGCGACGTGCGTCGATGACAATTCGGCCACGATCAACCTGACGCTGGTCACGATCAACGGGCTCCAGTACGCGAGCCTGGACGAGGATGACCTTTCGTACCCGCTCATCCTTACCGTAAGCTGCGGCTCGAACACGCTGAACCCGCTCCTCGAAATGGCGCTGTTACAGCGTGTAACGCAACACGTTGCGAGCCGCGGCGACGATACGGTAACCCTGTCGAGTGACTACTGGGACCGCATCTCGGCCATGATGGGGAAGGGAATTGGCTAATGGCCCACGTCCCGTCCGGAATGCTGCGCTACGCCATGACGGTGCAGAATCGCAGCGTCACGACGGATTCCCTCGGCCAGGCGGCGGAAACGTGGTCGGATGTCGTGGTCATTGCTTGCCATGCCGAGCAGATGCAGACGAACGACGTGGTCGATGACGGCGGGCCAGCCATCCGCACCGACTGGCGCATCCTCGCCGCCTGGCATCCTGACGTCACGACCCGCAGCCGGCTCAAGTGGGTGGACCGCGGCACGACGCGCTACTTCAACCTTCGAGGCTGTTGGGACCGCGACGGCCGCCAGCGCCGCCTCGAGATCGAAGCCACCGAGGTGGTGCCATGATCCGCGGCCCATCCGCCGGTGCCCGCCTGGGCACTAAGGTCAAGGTCACGGTAAACAAGGTCGAAGCCGCCAGGCTGCTCGAGCGCCTTCCTGCCCGCGTCGCCGAGAACGTGCGCCGGCGGGCCATCCGGACGGCGACAAAGCCATACGTCAAGACCCTTGCGACGGTGTGGCGTACGGCCAACTACGACGGAACCGGAATCCACCGTCGCGCCATCGCTTCGGCCGTCAAACTCGACGGTCCGAAGCGCATGGGCGCGGGGCCCGGTGCGCGACTCATGTTCGAGATCGGCGTCGATTACGCGGCCAAGCGGGCCCGCCATCGGCAGAAGATCTGGCATTTGCTCGAGGGCGGTTTCCGGCACAAAGCCAGCGGCAAGCGCGTTCCGGGCTCGTACCGCTCGCTCCGGTGGGCCCGCCGATCGGCACAGGCCATGTTTGAAGCGGTGGCTGATCAGATTATCGTTGAAGCTCGAAAGGCGCTGTCATGAGCTATTACGACGCGCTCACGTCGTTCGTGGACTATGCCGCCGCGGCCTGCGCTACGGCTAATCCTGTCCCGCCGCTCAATGCGTCAATGCGTGTGGCAGGAACGTCGACGCCTGTCGCCGTGTACGACTGCACCTGTACGCCCGTGCAGCACCATCCAGGCACGTTCTCGGGGCATTGGGCCATCGAAGCCACCATCACGGTCATTGGCGACAATCTGTTCGAGATCGCAAACATCGCAGATTCCATCGGCGGATACTTCAGCTCGAACCCCAATTTCACGCCGACGACGCCATCCGCTTCGTGCCGCATCGGCGTCGAAACGATCAGCTTTTCAACCGGTGCCGAGTCGCCCGACGATGGGCAGCAGGACGCCGAAAGAACCATCACCATCTCGCTCACCATGCAAGTGAGGGAAGGCTAAACCATGTCAACGATCATCGGATTCGGCGGAACAGGAACGCTCAATTTCAACGGCGGAGGCGCGACGACGTTTCCCGTGCGGAATGTCTCGGTGTCGTTCGAGCGCGCATCGCTCGACGTCACAACTATTACAGATTTCCGAGAGAAGCGGGCACCAGGCCGCATTCGCAGGACGGCGACGTTTGAGATGCTCGCCCAGGACAGCACGACTGACAACAACCTCCGGACGCACATCTACCCGACCTCGCTGGCAGATGCTGTCAACCGAAGCGTCGTGTTGACCTACACCGACCAAGGGTCGATCGCATACACGATCACAGGGCACATCACCAGCGCCTCGCGCACCGATGATGGAACGGGCCCTGGCATTTGGTCCCTGTCCATGGACGAAGCCTGATGCCGCGGGACCTGACCCATCTCTTTGCCAAGACGCGGCGCGTCGAGCACCCCGAGCTCGGCGTCGTGATGGTCCGCGAGGCCACCATGGAGGACTACCTCCGGGCAGGCGCGGATCGGTGGTGGTTCGCGTCGAACCTGCAATGCGAAGACGGCTCGGCGTTCGTGGCCGACGCTACCGACCTCGGCCGGCTGCGGGCGGAACTGTCCGACTGGCTGCTCTCGGAGGTCACGAAGAAGCGCCCTACTCTGCCGCCGAACGGCGGCGCTGGCGCAACGGAGACGAGGCCACCAGAATGACGATGCCCGGCAACATTGCCGCGACCGAGTTTACGACGCTCGAGCGTTGCGAGTGGCTGCTTTCCTGCATCGCCTGCACCGTGACGCGCAAGCCTGCCCACGAATTGCTCCCATGGGTCCGAAGCGGCATCCAGGAGCTCGGGAGGTCGCTCAATGGCTAAGGAGATGAAAGCCGTCATCCGGGCCGAGGTGGACCCGTCGGGCGTCGTGCGCGGCGTCAACGACGTCAATCGCCAGCTCGGCAAGATCAACAAGGCGACCGCAGCCACGGCCATCGCGACCGGAATCCAAGGGGTTTCCTCAGCGCTCGCCATGATGCGGAACGTGCTTGAGCAGATCGACCGACGAAACCTTGAAATACAGGAAATTGCGTCCCGGTTCTCGCCGCAGGCTCGGGCCGCGCAGATGCAGACCGAGCTTGCGAAGATGCGCCAAAGCATGGCACTCGGCCCGGTCATGGCGTCGGAAATGCAGGCCATCGAACAGGTCAAACAGCGGGCGATTTCGTCGGAAACGCAGCGGCTTATGGCTGCGCCAGCCGGCTCGCAGGCCGCAGCCGAGGACTTCAAGAGCTTCTTCACCGAGATGTTCGACCGGCTGCGCGAGTATCCGGGCCGAGTCCTGGGAGGCGGGCCGATTGCGAACCCTGTGGCTAATCCGATCCGGCGGTTCTTCAACCCGCTCGGGGATGACTTCTTGAGCGGGCAAGGCCTCGCCGGCGGCATGGGATCGGCGAGAGGCATGTCGTACGCCGAGAAGACGGCCCGCGGCATTGAGAAGATGGCGAGGGAGAACTAATGGGCACGTTTACCGTCGAAGAGTTCAAGGAAAGCCGCAGCTACCAGCTTGAGGCGTTCCCGAACGAATGTTCCCTGACGGCTGTCTATACGGTCACTTGGTCGCCTTCGAGCGCGCTGGATCCATACCCCGGCAACGTCGCCATGTTGGCGGCTGTAGCCAAGCCAAGGCAGCGGCCGAATTCATTCATCCATGAAAGTGACGGCTACCACAAGACGCTGGTCAGCCGCGAGGTCACCGTCACGCCGCTCATGGAGCGGACGTACGCCTGGCGTGTGACTATTCGCTATTCGACCCGCGGCCCATTGCAGGACG